GTAAAATTTATGCTTTACAACATAAATGAAATATTTCGGAATTTGTTTGGTCGTTTCGATAAAATGCACCACCTTTGCGGTGCCAAACAATAGTAAAGTATTCTTTCTCCGTAGAGCGCGGTTACTGCTCACGATATTCGTTGGGCATTTTTTATGCCTAATTGCTTGTAAAAAAATATACGGCTGTCTTTCCTGCGTAATATTTCCTCTTCGGAGAAAATCTTACTATTGTTTGGCGACACGGGAAATGACAGCCGTTTTTCTGTCTATAATGCCAAACAATAGTAAGTATGGGAAATTTAATTCCAAATCAAAAAGGCATGACCTCCCTTGAAGTTGCAGAGGTCACAGGTAAGCAGCACGCTCATGTTATGCGTGATATTCGTAACCTTTTATCGCAAGGTGCATCCAAATCCAATTTTGGATTGGGGTCATACACAGACGCTAACGGTCAAGAAAGACCTCTTTTCAATCTCTCCCCAAAAGGATGTCTTATTCTCGCCTCTGGTTATGATGTTGTTTTGCGTGAAAAAATCATTGACAGATTAGAAATATTGGAATCTGGTAAACAAAAAGTTCCACAAACATTCTCCGAAGCATTACAACTCGCAGCCGACCAAGCCAAGCAAATTGAAGAACAGCAAAAAGTAATTGAACAGAAAGACGAAAAGATTACCAAGCTCCAACCAAAAGCTGACTTCGCAGATGCCGCCTTCATCACCGACGACAAAGTCGATATCGGAATGGCTGCTAAAATCCTCAAGCTGGGGTTTGGACGCAACACACTATTCCAAAAGCTAAGGCAGGTAGGCGTATTCTTCTCTAACCGGAACGAGCCGAAGCAACGGTTTGTCAATGCCGGGTATTTTGAGATGAAGGAAAAATTCATTGAGCGTAACAGCCATCCGGGTTTTGTTGTCACAAAAATTCTTGTCACGCAAAAAGGGCTGGCTTACATCAACCATCTGTTTGGCGGAAATCCATCTGACGGGAAAATAGCAGCTATAGAATAAACCTTACATACAAACCTATTCAGCAGTCCTTTATAATGCAGGACAGCCAATATTATACCAATTAATAAACCAAAAAAATAATTACAAAATCATGGAATTTAAAGATTTAGCAACAAAGTTCGAAGGTCTTACAGCAGATCAAGTAGGGGTATTAGCAGAGTTCGGCAAAAATATTTTAGATGATGCCGGCATATTTTGTTTGCCTTACTGCTTGCTGAGTTTAATTCGGGATATACTCAAAACAGAGGAGTTCGATTTTAAGAGAAACAGACTTACAATAGATTCACTTTTACATATTGTGGAATTGGCCAATGATTTAAATATACGATGCTGGGATGAACATAAAACCCCGTTCGGACTTACGGGCATTAGAAATGACAACCAATATGTCGGATTAGATAACGAGACTAAAATAATAGCATCATGATTGCTGCATAAAATTATATACTAGCACGTTGGGGCTTCGTACCCGGCGTATCACGTTTGGAGGGCTGTTTAACACACAAAGTTATTCGGCCCTTCGTTATATCTATTATGATCAGATAAAAATAGGGGATTCCTGTACATCCCCTTAAAACAGCATTACGCCAATTTCTTGTCATCTATCAAGAAAGAAAAGAAACGAGAATTTTTAGGATAAATCCTCTTCCCATTTTTCACAATATATCGACAGAAAATACGGATTTTGCCGTCTTTTTGCGTTTGATCTTCCACATTAACACCTCCTTTCCGATTTGTCCACCGACCTGTATCGGCAAACTATATTAGTTACACCCTGTCAAGCATAACTAAAAAAGCCCAAAGCTACAGGACTATGGGCTTATGTCTTTTTCTCTGAAGGGAGATAGGACGGAGGTGGCGAATGACAGTTCGCCGGATTGGAGGTGTTAATGTTCCAATCAAACGCATTGCAAATATATAAGTTGAAACTATAATAACGATATACGGTTAGCAATATTTAAGTATAATTTACAAACACCTTAATGGCATACCAAGCGACTCACGTATATTCCTAACTATAACCTTTAGCAAATAATTTCTGCGTATTCTGTCAGGGTAGATATTTTTCAACTTGTTGATCGATTGCTGCGTAAATCCGGTAAATGACGATATTTGAGATTCACTGAATTTATATTCAGATAGTATAACAACCATGATACCGCGTGAATCAACAATATCACTTCGTTTACACTTTGACAGTATCAGGTCTTCTGATACTTCTGTCTCTTTAGAGACAATTCTTAATATTTTGGCAAAGATTTCAGATTTACACATAATGTTTGAATTTTAGTTATATCTTTGCCTTCGCTACATAAAACTTATCGCACATAATGCAACAAAAGCATAGACATTCATGTTGAAGATATTAAGTCCCCAACGTGCGAGTGTCTATGCTTGTGTATCAGTTTTATGTAGCAGTTAAACGTGATACGTTGGGGGCTTTTATTTTACTTCCCAGCCCCATAGGAAGAGACTATGAACAAAAGTCTACTTACCAAATTCTATAATATAGGCCTACTCCTATATACGGAGAAAAGCCATTCTTGCCTATTCCATATCCACCTATTACCCCTAATCCCCAGCGACGGTCTTTCTGGTGTACAATCTCTCGTTTATGGTAGATTATCATCGAATCGAGATTGGGTCTATAACCGCTGACTACCGCCCTATACAAATCTGTCTCATAAACCTTTCTCTGGATTGGTAACGGGATATAAATCGTGTCAAGTTCCTTTACCGTGTCACCCTTCTGATAAACGAAAATCGGGTAAGGTAGCTCGATTTCCTCTACATCAAGAATGTAAGAAGGTTCGGGAACAGGTTTGTTGATCGTGTCTGTTTCCTTGACTACCTCTATTTGCTTTTCTACCGAATACCTTCCGGCAAAAAAACAAGCAAAGCAAAGAAATAAAACAGATATGGCATACCAGGCTTTCATTTCTTGATGATGATCTGTTTTCTTTGTTCTCCTTCTAGCTTTAGCGAAACATGAAGAAAGTTATTTTTACGGTATAGGATGGCCTGATCGAACGGCAAACCGGAATCTTCCAATACTTCCAATAAATCACCGGCCTTTCCATCAATACTCAAATCGGCTGCTTCCCCTTTTTGATGTTGAGATGTAGGGACACCCCCCACTGCCGCATTCAACTCTGGGCATCTGTAGCCTGAATTAATGGAGATAGGCTTGCCGATAGCATCCCGTAATGGTTGTAGCAATTTTGCACACAGATTGGTGATAGCCAGTTTCTCACGCGATCCCGGATCATTCTTTATTCCTTTTGTAATAGCAGTATTGCTATGCACAAATTCTTCCAATGTAAAATTATCAGTTATATTCATACGCTTATATAATCAACTAACAATATATTAAAACTCACTGGGTGGCTCTCGATCTGGACATCCATGTTTATTACATTTCCGAAAATCAAGAGCACTATTCCTAATTATCAATTCCGTATTCTTTTCAGTTAGCTCACGGATACGCTGACGCAATTCTTCTATTTTTGCATACAAAGTATCTATTTTAGTATCCAGTTCACCCACTCTTTTTTCCTTTTTCTCGTATAATTCTTTCCATTCATCAGCATACTGAGTAATGTTATCCGCTTCTGCTTTTTTAGCTTCTGCGGCAGCCTTACGTTTTCGAGATTCATAAAACATGAATGCTCCAATTAACGGCAGGCCCGCTGCGCTGATAAATGATCCTATCAACTGGACTATTTCTTGCATTTCCATCATTTAAAGTAAAAATAATATGCCTAAATAAGTGGATAATAAGGCAGCTATCTCAATCCAAAACATCGGCTTGCTCTGGTAGAACTTATACCAAAATGTGCCCTCTTTTTCTTTGGCAATGCTTAATACAGTATACCCTATATAGGCAAGCCATACTAACAACATTGGCCAAAGGTTCAATGCCACCCAAAGTTGCGATCCGGCAATACAGATGATTGCTCCAGCAGAATGTATCTTGCTCTCATAATTATCTTTGAAATTGGGAGCAGAACCAACAAAGAACATGCCAGCACAGGACAGAAATGCAATCCATTCTGTGTTTGGTTTACTTACCTCCAATATTGCAGGCATCAATAAACCGGCAGTCAGCCACATCGTTGCCATAAACCACAATTTATGCTCCAGATAGTAATAGGTAGCACTTATGGAATAAGGTACACCCTTAGTCTTTACACACACGGCAGCCGTGTAGGCCGCAATAACAAGCATTGAAATAATCGTCAAAATAGTTATCATACCAATCTTACATTTATGTTAATCAATTCTTTCAAATGGGCATATACCGGATTAATCGTACCATAAAAACAGTAATATTTCTTCCTTACGCCGTCTTCCATTTCCGTATAATACTTTTCCTGTTCAAGCGTCATGCCTGGCGCATAGAGTTTGGGATCGTATTCAGTGCCTTTGTGATTTTCGTCCATGCGCTCATAAAGGGCAGCCGTATCTACCGAAGGAGGATATATTTCGAGAACCGGATTTATCGGTTGCCGGACTTTCCATAACCAGTCATCGTTAATTACCCGGTTGCCGGTATCCAACTTCCCGTTAATAAATTCTTTCCATTCAGCATGTGCGTATTTGGCACCAATCGCTTCATCATCCGTCAGCGACATTACAGACACAGATTTACGGGTGATACGGGATAGCTGCTTCTCGGAATCGTGCGTTTCCGTGTAGTTTACGGCTTCCTGTAATTCGGCTGTTGTCCTATGGATTACATCGGGATAGCCTGTCACCTCAATCGCTTCTACATCTTCCACTGTCTCGGCAGCTTCAATATCAGAGAGTAACTTTTCTGATAGACCTATACAGATATCATTATAGTCTGCCATCTCATTGAGAGCTTCCAATAACAGAGATGATTTATACGATTTCCCGTTTACTTCAACCGTATCTTTTCGGGCACACTGGTCTTTTAGAGACAAACGGTCGTATGTATATACATCGTTGTCCTCTATGTAATAGTGCCGGTAGTCGGTGTTGTAGACTTCCTGACGCTTCAAGTCTTTTGCAGTTTGAAGTTTTTCTTCCGGTGTCGGTTCGGGAATAGGCGTCAATTGCATATTGAACACTTCTTCTACGGATGCACCTTCGTTTGCCTCTTTAAAGGCAATCTGTTCTTCTGTCAGCAAAACGTACTTTCCTGCAACATAATCCTCCCATGTCGTGCCGATATCGTTGTTTGCTGTATCAAGTTTTTCCGGCATTGTGACATATATGTTTGTTGCGTCTTTTTGTATGTATATATATATATATTTACTCATATCACTTATATTTGTTTTATTCTTCGTAAGCCCAGTATCGGATCAGGACAGTACCGTCACCGCCGTTACCTTCTGATCCACCACCACCACCATAACCACCGCCACCATTTACTCCACTTCCTTTACCTTCTGTATAGTCAGATACTCCTGCTTTTCCATATATTTTACCACCACCACCTCCACCACCAGCAGCATTCCGTTTACCTGAAGATTCCCCAAAATCTCGAGTCGTATGACCTTGTCCTATACCTCCTCCATGAGCGCTGCCATTTGATCCATTACCACCATCCGAACCGCCATTACCTCCTATAGAACCTCCTCCACCGCTACCTGAACCGCCATCTGAACGCCATGGACCATTTTCGTATCCATTCATACTCCCTCCATAAACTCTATAATTCGAGTTTAGAAATTGCGAGTATCCGCCATCATTAGGTGGAGTACTATTAGAACTTCTACTACTTCCTTTGCCAACTGTTATTGAAATTGACTGACCCGGTATAACAGGAATAGCATCACCATCTCTCCATCCGGATGTATCTTTTTTAAAGGTTTTTGTATATCCTCCAGCTCCTCCTGTATCTGAATATCCTCTATTGCCTCCGCATCCACCACCGACAAGAAACACATCGACCTCCGTACATCCAGGTGGAACCGTCCATGTGTAATTTCCTGCCGGATAAAACCGCTTCTGAAAGAATACTAACTTCTTACTTCCTATCGTCCTTCTTCTCAACATATCAATCTTTCTCTTTAACGGTTATTGAATACATGACACCACTCGTAGCGATCTTCAAAATGGACATCTCGAAAGGCACGCCGGAAGTAGTGGTAATAGAACTACCGGACATTGATCTAAAACTGCCAGTAGTAGGGATAGGCTGCGTAAAAGAAGCGGTAGGATTACAATCAAGATATATCTCTTCGCCTACATTCAGTGCCCTTGCAGACTCATTTATCGACAGGTTTGAAGCGGAGGATAGGGTAGCCTTAACCAACCTCTTGTTTGTTGGTATATTCGCAAGAGTTGTGACAGCATTACTCCCTGTGCCGAAGTCTACTATATCATCCACCCTCTTCTTGTCCTCCGCCGACATATAC